AAAGAGCTGACGTACAGCGTCTAAGTCCTCTACGCAAGGATGCGCACGAAGGAGTTCTTCCTCGACTATCTGTACGTCATTCTGTGCGAGGTACACAGCATCAGCTTCGGTAATGCCGTCAGAATAAACATATTCAATACTTGGATAATCCATCCAATCCAGTTCATCCTTTGTAATACCCCGGTCATCCAGATTCCTACCGATACCAATTGTGTTAATGCCCAGCGTATCTTGATACACATCAAGACGCATACCCTCATGGGCCACCAACTTTTCCATCAAAAGGTTTTTATCGTATTTCATTTTTCGTGTCCCATCCATACAGCAAAGGCACCTGTCATGGCACCTGTAACTACACTAACCAGAGCCGCCTGTTCTGGGCTTGGGGAAGGTAGAGTCATAAACCACTCCACTACCCGCCAAGCCGATAGCGACATCATAAACATCATCAAGCGGGGCAGTATCTTCCACTTGAGTATTCTTTCCATCGTTACTTCTGCCACGATTTTTCCTCGCTTGCTCTTCGGTGGTTCTCTCGTGCAAACTCCACATCCGCAACTGGACTACCTCTTACCGAAGAATTTTGTAGCACTGCGTACACCAAAGCTGGCGGCAACAATAACACCAAGAGAATATTGATACCATTCCGGCATGGCCTGAAGCTGCGCAAAACCATTAGATACTACCTCTTCCATTCCGGGGATAAAAGCAAGAATAAGAGGGATGCTGAATAGTATAGTTAGCCATTCGTCTTTCCACGAAGACTTACTACCTTCAGCCATAGTAATGTCCCAATCAATTTCACCCGTAGCCTTCTTCTCCATGATAACTGCTTCAGCACGTGCTTTAGCAACCTTGGCTCCGGTTTCTGCTTTCTTAGTTTCAACTTTTCCCTCAAGCCATGTCCCTGCTAGACTTGCTATCGGTGATATCAGTGCGGTCCACATTCTTTAGTTCCCATAACTTTTTCTTAATCAAATACACACGCTGCTCTACATCAGGCTCCATGTCGGCCAAACGCACTTCGCGTGGGTCATTACCCGCCTCTGCGAAATCGTGCAGTCTTTTTAGCAATAGATTTAGGCTGGCGTACAAACTGTTTCCCCTTGCGTGTTCCCTCTCTCTTAGCCCTAGTTGTAGCAGCATACTCTGCACTTGTCAAGGATTTTATTGCTTTTTCGGGAAGATACCTTTCTCCCGTTTTAGCAGAGGGCTTGCCAGATTTAGTGCGCCACTTCTGTTTAGTCCAAGACTTCAGGCTTTTTTGTGATTTAGCTAGTGCCATAGAATAGTCTCCTTACATACCATACCCACCAAACAAAAGCAGTTGGATAACCTAAACCCAGAATAAAGCCAATGGCTAAAAATAAACTTTGGTACATTATAATTTCCCTTGTGAATGTAGGGCTAATAGTACCAAACAGGCTAAAATAGTCAATCCTAAAATAAGAAGAAATGTTACGATGGCTATTTCCAAATACTGCTTGCGTTTACGTCTAGCTTCTTCTTCTGCCTCTTTTCTGGCTACACGGGCCTTTGCCTGAAACCTTTGCCAATCACCCCACAGACCGGGACGACCTGTGTATATCATAATCTGCTTTAGCTGCTCTTCTTGTTCACGTATTTGCTCAAGGGCCATAAACTCTTCTAGGTCAGAGCCACCGCCCTTTTTTATTGACTTACGTTCTAGGTCTTGCTTTGCGCCAACAAACTTAGCAATCGCACTACCTGCTGCAGCAATGTCCTTACCGTTAGATACGGCTTGCTTGATAACTTGGAAGGCCGCATTTGCAGCCGCTAATTCTGCCAGCATCAGTACACCTTCGTATCTTCATTCACCAGTTTGGGTAAGCAATAAGCAGTTATCTTTTGTCCCTGCTTGTGTAATTTTTGTGCATACCACACACATTCGTTCAAGTCACGAAAGTACATGTCTTTGCTGACCAGCCTCTCGTCCTCTCCTATCCCGATATAGACGAACAGGAGAAAAACGTGAATCATGGTTACTTGTAACCGCCCCCTGCTTTCTTATATGCAGACGCAAGCATCTGTGCTTTACGCGCCGACCATTGTCCCGGTGCGCCGCCTTTGCTGCCAGCCTTGATACGCTGGAACTGTCTCTTTCTCATTCCGGGCTTAGTATAGTTGCCAGCTTCGTTAACTCGACTCTTGCTCTTTGCCGCACCACCCGGCGCAAGTTTAAGCGTTCTAGTCTGTTTCTTTTTCGCGCCAGCCGATGGGGTTTTCTTAACGGCTCCACCTTGCGAAAGCCTCGTTTTATTTCTCTTGACCTTTTTAATCTTGCCGCTGTTAGCTGTGGCGTTGAAGACTTGGACACCTTTTTTACTCCCATACTGTTTTTTCATAGCAGCTTGTATCTTTTTACCTTTAGGTGTAAGTGGCATGTCTCCTCTCCTATTTGTTTGGATTAAAAAATTCTTCGGCCACCACTGCAACAACAAGAGTGTCGGCTGTGCCAGCATCTACAATAATTTTGTCTTCTGCATGTACAAACAAGGGACTGTCATTTGTAAAAATACTCACACTGCTTGTAGCGGCCAAAGCATGAGAACTGTGAAGAGTATGAGTGGTGTTAGCAGTTTTTTCATAATACTTAACCGTAAAGTTTCTGCTACTACTATCATTATTTATAATAAGTAGATTGCTAATCCTAGCAGAAAAATTCTTAGGCACGACATAACAATCCGTATCGTTGGTTGACGACAGTGCTGTTACGTCCGTAAAAAATTTAGAGCCATCATTTAGTTTTGGCATCTCTGCTTTCCCAATAATCTTCGCCGTAGTCGTGTAGTATTTCTTCGCCCTGCTTTATTTCTTTAAGCGCATAAAACTTAACAAAGCGGTCGTCTTCTTCTTCAATGTCCCACTCAGCGTTTGGACTTGCACTGTGGTTGTAGACCATAGCATGGCCAAGTGGGATGTAATATTCTTCTTCACCGACATAAGGTGTGTGAAACATGTAATCATGGAGGACACACTCATCTCCCACATCAGTATAATCCGCGACCAGATAAGGACACAACTCAATTGTATCTCCTTGAGCGTAGTCCTTATCCGCGAAAACACCAAGTCCATGTATTTCCGAATTTGCAACATATGGCATTACTTCTTCTTTTTAGCCATACCGCCGCGCATCATCTTTTTCTTCTTGGCCATCTTAGCCATGCCGCCGCCCATCATTTTCTTTTTGGACATGCCGCCACCGCGCATACGTGTCATTCCACCGCCACGCATTTTGGTCATTCCACCACCGCGCATTTTCTTCTTAGCCATTTTAGCTTTACCGTGCATTGGCATTTCTCAATCTCCTTCTGTCAAGCACTAGAGCATCATAAACGTCTTCTGGAAAATGTTCGTAGTAGTTCGACTTTTCCAGATACAAAGCTGCATCGTCTAGTTTAGAAAGTTTCTGCACAAAGACCATACAGTAGGACAAGCTGTCATCCGTTACCTCATCATCGACAAGAAACTCAAGACCAGCTTCTGTTGCGTCATAGTCGGGGTGGAACACCATCAGGTGCAAATCAATACCAGCTATTGACATCAACTCATTCATGCCATCACACACACCATCAAGGTATTCCATGTCTGGCAAATCTTCTTCAGCCCAAACTACAATATCATAGTCATGGCTATCAAACTGACGGATGGCATCTAGCAATCCATCTATACCTGTGTTAATACTAAACACTACCTTGTCATCTGCCCATGCTTTTCGCGCATAGGGGCAAGGTGGCAGACCATTTAGTTTAGCATTTGGTATTTCTAAAAAGTCTCTGGACCACGTGCGTATGTCACGCTCGACGGGATGCACGTTGCTTTGTCTTTCGCTTTTGGGCGTCAATAAACTTTCGATACACTGCCGCAGCGGCCTTTTTACCTGCCGCTCTAGCGCGTTGTTCCATAGCAATCGCCGCTTGTGTCTTATGAGCATGTGTTCTTCCAGATGCCTTAATTTTACGGACAGATGCTTCTGCATCTTTGACGGTAGCAAATTTAAGACCATGAATTGTACCTTTTGGATTCTCATCTGTATATAGGTCACTATGCTTTTTAGACTTTGCGGGTTGACCTCTTTTTCTTGGAACTCTTTTTAGCGACACTTGGTAACAATCCTTTGTTTACGGCTCTCGCCCGTTCACTAAAACCCATCTTCTTTCCGGTGCGTATCTTGCGCCGTATTGTTGACAACTTTGCAACCATGCTATGCCCTTGGGTTTCTTTTCCTTGCATTCTTCGTTCTGGCGTAAGAACGATTGGCTGAAGCAGAAATAACACGTGTACGACCATTCCTATTCATAGCGTTACCGCCAACGTGATGCACATCTTTACCATCACCTCTACGTGCCAGCCCCGCCTTTACAGCCTTGCGACGTGCGTAGTTTCTGTTGGCGCGTTTCTTCTTGACATTCGGCTTGGAATCATATCTAGCCTCTTGCCTGTAGTTACGCTTATATCCGGGGCTGCTAGGCATCACGACCCGTGATTTGTTTGTAGGCTTTACGCCCACCGGGACCACTAGCTTTCAAAGCACGGAGGCCAGCGTTGTCCACTACACCACCTTCAGATAGGTACATGTGTTTCTTACCGTTAGCCATGCCACCCATTCTCATTTCAGCTTTTTTAGTCTTTTTTTCTGCTTTAGGCTTGCGTTTTGGCTTTGGTGTTGGCAGCATAATAGAAATTGCTATGCCCGTGGTTTTATCAGCCTTAGTCTTTTCGCCATATGCCTTCATAACCTTTTTAGCCTGTTTGACCTTTGCAGCACTGTGGTCTTCAGGATTGTCTACAATTTTCATTGCTTCACTTGGAGTCATTATTTCTTCCCCTTCAGTCGCTCACGCTTGGCCTTTTCATATGCAGCTTTACCTGCGACCAAATCACCTTGTGTACCAGCCTTTGCAGCTTTAGCTGCTCTTGAGCCTGTTCCACCATACATCTTCATCAGTGCTGCACGTTCTGCTGCATTGCTTGGGAAGATGTTGCCCTTTGGACCAAATCCAACTCCTTTACCTGCATTGAAGGATGTGCGGTTAGATGCGCGGTCACCCGGTTTTGGAGTTGTCTTCTTTTTCTTTTTAGCCCCATCACTAGGACCACCCAAAGGTGGAGTGCCTGTAGCTGGACCTTTCTTTGCGGGGGGTTTAGGCTTTGGTGTAGGCTTAGGTGTAGGTTTAGGAACTGGTCC